CCGGCGGCACGTTTAGCCTGCCTCACGCAGCTATCAAAGCGAATTTCACGCATAAGCTCCTTGTAAAAGTTGTATGAGTAATCGGTGTTTTCTGAAAGTTGCGTCCATTTCACGGGCCGGCCGTAGAGAAATACCAACGCAATTTCGTTGATGAATTTCTGGTAGGGGATAGGAATTTTGTTGCGCTTGCTCCAACGCAGGAAATTACCCTTGCTATCAAGCACGGCCCTATCCTTGCGCTCCATTACTTTGTGAGTGCTTATCTCGTACTATTGCAAGTGGCGCATCGCTTTCTCGGAGTGTGCGGTCATCATTGCAACGGCCCGTGTTACGTCATTAGACGCAAGCAACTCATCAAAGCTCTGTTGGTAGCCGACAGCCGCCTTGATGTTGTTGGTGATTGTTTGAATTAAGCTCATAATATCGGGATGTTACGTTAAACCTAATATTTGTTCTATGTTTTCGGGTATGTCGATTTCGTTGTAATCAAACCAGCAACGCATCAAAAGCATATCGCGCCAGTCCGGGGAGCAACCCAAATCAAGTTTTATTTCCTCTTTGGGCTTTAATTGGAGCTTGCCGTAACTATCCCCTTTCCACGTTTGCAGTTGTTCAAGCTCTCTTATGATTTCCTCTCGGTCGGCTTGGCTCACAAGTTCCTCATCAATGCCTACCTCATTGGCGTTAATGTGTTCAGCCAGCTTGTAGCCGCATTGAGTTTGTAGGTTGCGGTAGTTCTCGCCGGCGAAAGGCGAAGCACCATTGACAAAGCCCTGTATGTCGCAATTATCAACCACGCCGCCGCCCACGCCGTCCTCATCCACAATGCACCTATGCTTGGGTATTCTATATTTGCGCTGCTTGGTCGTTATCCATAGCTGAATATCGGTGAGCTTGCTTTTAGGAAAGCACATCAAATCTATTATATGATAGCCATCCCAAACGGCCAGACGCGCATAGTCGGCACCGAAACGCGCTATATCGCCAGTGATATAAAACTTGCCGGTGCGGATAGAGAGATTGTTTCCGAATATCGCGCAAATGTCATCGTAAGAGCATAAGGCGTTGGGGTTATCGTCATAATCCCAATTACCCTTAAACAGTCGCTCAAACTTGACTTTATCGCTTGTGGTTTTCAATCCCTCAATATAAGCCGGGTCTATGTATGGATTTTCTTGTACCAGACAAGCAATATAGTAGCGGTACGCCTCAAGACGATTGGCTTTATAAGGCTTGTAGAAAATATCATACATCCAGTTCTTTTTGGGGTTACAAGTGATAAAGAGTTTGCGCACAATCCCATATTCCAAATTGAGGTGTCGGCCCACACGGGTTTTGAGCGTGTCGTATGCACCAAAATTCACCTCGCCGCCCTCTTCAATCCAGCCCCCGGTAAATTCCAAAGAGCCAAAGCGTTCATACAGCGGGTCGGAGGGCTTGTATTGCAAATCCAACAAGTCTATTCGGGACCCGTTGTAAAATTCAATATAGTTGTCCTGCGCGTTGTACTTGTAAAGTTCCTCGGTGCAACCATACATGGCACATACTTTCTTTAATGTTATGTATGTCGATTGCTTGATACGCTTTAATTCCTCACGTCCGATAAACCATTTTGTCCCCGCATAAGCAAGACTCATAAAGAGCAACCACGCGGCACCTGTCCACGATTTTGCACCGCCGGCGGCTCCACCATACAACACCTCTACATGGTCGTTGTCGGTGAGTATGGATAATGCCATACCTTGCTTTTCGTGCCTCTTGCCGTCTTTGCAAGTAATAAAGTCGAAACACCCACGTTTGAATAGCTCAACTTTGACCGCAAGCGACAACGGCAATGATATGTCTTTATTCCTTGCCATTGTTGCCTGTCTTTATTTTCTCCAAAAGAGCGTTGTATTGCAATAGTTCCTCGGTAGTCAGCACCGACAAATCAACCGGGTTAACTTTCGCGTTGATTTCGCCCTCTATCGTCTGCGTAGCCTTGCCAAATACTCGGTCAAAAAGCATTTCGATTGTTGACGTGCGCCCATAGCGCATATCGGTATTGATAGCGGATATTATGCTCAATACCCACATCGGAGTGTTGGGATTGGGCTTGTGGGGGTCGGCGGGGTCTTTCAACAGCGGCTCCAGTTCTGCGGGGGAGCTTTCGTAAATGTGTTGAATTACTTTTAAGATTTCCTCTTTGCTGCTTTGGGGGTCAACTTTTTTTCCCGTGGTCTGCCGTATGTAATTAAGCACGGAGAATTTGCCACGCCCTTTTCGCTTGGGCTGGTTCTCGGACGTAAAGCGATTGCCTTTCTTATTTCCTTTTTCAAAGAGTGCCATTCGTTGTGATTCCGTTGATTTATTCTTTCCGTGTTTGTTGAACACATATTGACTGCAAAGAAAACCGGGCAGCCGAAACCGCCCGGCTCTTTACTCGGTATTGTGGGAGTTAGGCGTTAGCCTCTTGGGTCTGATACTCTTTCCATATCCATGCTATAAGGTCATCCCCAAAGTCGTAATCATCGGGGTATTCATCCAGACGTGCCTCGGCTTTGTCGATAACACTTGTGAGGTGTTTTTGCTGCTCATCGGTAGCACTCCACACCTCAATTTCTCCATTGAGTTGCTGCTGGATAACAGCCTTTTCCTCTTGGGTAAATTCAATTTTTTTCATTTTCTTGTCGTATGTAGTTAGAGTTTATATTTCGCGCATATAGCTTTAACGCGGCGAGTGTATTTGTCGGCTTTACCATGAACGGCCTTTGTTACCGTTTCAGCCCAAAACTCGCTCACATTGGTACGGGCATATTTACCATAGCCCGATTTTTTCTTATCTCTCATCCATGAACGATAGAGAGAACGTATTTCTTTGCCGGCCGCCCTTTGATTTGCTCCTGTGAGGTGTTCATTCCATGTAGCGTGTGCCAGCTCATGTGTAACAGTATGCGCAATAGGTTTGTTTGTGCGCGTACTCCAGCCGCTTGTGTAATTGTCGGAGTGCGCCCTACTAACAGACTTTGCGCCTTGATTGAAATGTGAACGGTTGAGATAAACAGCCTTTGATGCACCATTGGCAGTAACGTGAACACCATAAGCCTCCGGAAAGTCCGCAAGTTTAACCTCTCGTTGTCTTACGCCTAAGACAGCATGATAACGAGATATTGCCTGCTTTGTTGCCTTATACATCTGGGGGTCGGTCATTTCAACAAGCGGGCCTACATTTGTGATTTTGCCCTTAAAATCGCCGCCACCGTCTTTTGTGCCGCGATTGGAGCCGGAATTTCTGCCCATAGTTATTTCTTTTTTGCGTTGATAAAATCGTGAATATAGAGCAATCCATGTCGGCGGCAAAAGGCTTTAATCTCATCGCCACCGCCATAAACTACAAGATTGGGGAGTTCAAGCCCGCTTATCTCCTGCGCTACCTGTAAATCGCTCTTGAGGCTTTCAAGCCATCCGTCAAGCCCACGAGTGAAAAAGGCGTTGTAGCCTTTCGGAATACCCATTTTGTTGTATTCGATAAACTTGTGGGCTACATTAAGGTCGGCGTAAACTTTGATACCACACTCTTGCAAGTAGCGACAAAGCCACCGCTTTTTGTAGATAAGGCTTATTCCGTATGCGATTGGCGTTTGGTCGTGGCAGCTACAATTAGGCTCTACCACCGCCTTACAACCGCTTGTGAGCAAATTAATCGGGTCTTTGAACAAAGCCTCAAAGCGGTAATCATCCACATAGAAATGATAGGTCGCTACATCCTTTCTTAGACGGCTATTCGCGCCCCACGGAGTTAATGGCAATTCAACCTTGCCGGCTTGCATTTCAAGCAAGAGATTGGGGATTTCGTAAATATTATCGCTTTCGTATAGCACATCTTTCAGCATGGAGCGATAAAAAGCCTCTTTATCATCGCCTCCATTCTCTCCGTCATCGTCTGGCTCATTGTCATTGTCGCTATCATCGCCCTCGTCCCCATCATCGGAGTTGTCAAAGGCGCGAGGGTTGCAGTCTTTGAGGCCGTCTTTTTCTCTTTCGGAAAATCCAGACCTATAAAGCCAAAATCAACATCACCAAAAGCCGGGTCTGTCTGTAATGCGCCAAAATCCCACTCTCCATTGTTGATGTTGGAGCGTAGGATAAGGTCGGTGCGTTCATCATCCGACAACTCGGAGTAAAGCACGGTCGGGACCTCTTTTATTTTGAGCCTTTTTACAGCCTTGAGGCGTTGGTTCCCGTCCAGAACGATAAGGCGGCCGTCCTGTTCCTCTAATGCCATAGGCCGGTGTTCCCAGAATCCGTTGAGCTTGATTGAATCAACAACACGAGCCAGCCCGTCCTTGTCGATAGTTCGCGGATTGTTTGGCAGAGGGTGCAGGTCGGCAACCTTGCGATATTTCATTGGCTCACATTTCATCGTCCTCTGCGCCCTCCTCTGCCTTTTCAGTTAACAGTTCCTCATCCTCGGAGCAATCGGGATTGAGGTTTGTTTCATCCTCGGCCAGATTGAACACCTTGCGGATAAGTTCAGCCACGCGAATAAGGCGATAGTGGCGGCGATTGGCGATAAAAACCAGTCGGCTACCATCGCTTCGGTCAACGCCCATTCCATAGAAACGAGCGCGATAGTCCAAAGGCAATTTAACCTTATTGTCGTAGATATACACCGCATCGGCCACAACCTTTGAGAGTGTCGCGGTACGATTGTAGCGGCCATTGAGATAGATATGCGCCTTATCGCCCATAGAGAGCGTTTCGTGGGGCAATAGCCTTGCGACTTTTTCACCTATCCACTCGCGCCCTCCGACAAGCCAAATGGCATATAAGACAACCACCACCGCCAGAACGGTGCAAGCTATCATAACGTAATCTCCAACCTGTAGGGTCGAAATTTCCATGCGTGTAATATTAACTTGGTTAATGATGCAAAGATACAAAATAATGCGTTTACAGAACACATTTTAGGTGAGAAAATTTACTATCTCCCGAAAACGAGCATAGCGGCATCACGCTTGTGTTCATTCGTGCGTCCTTTCCACTTTGTCATGTTCACGAAAGTTTCATGCGTAATCTTGGTAAGATTGCGTTTCGGGGCTACCATTTCAAACCATACGCCTAAGTCCGTGAGGTATGCCTCCCAGATAGACGCATCACGTTTGACCGAGCCAACGCCTTGCAGTTTTTTACGCTCTTCCTCGCGGCTCATGTTTTCCGTACCAAACCACGTTCTTTGTCGCGGGTCCTCAACTCTCACATAAAGCCTTACGCCCTCGCTCTCGGCTATTCCCTTGTATTGAGCCACTATTTCCATAGCCTTGTGGATTGCAACATCCTCAATGGCACGAAAACACTGGCTCCGGCTATCCCACACGGCAATGCCTGTGTGGGTACCGGTATCAATGCCAATGTGTATCATATCAGTAGCGGGCGCAAACTTTGTCGTAGATAGCCTTGCACACCTCTATGTCGTAGAGCGCATCGTGGAGCTTGCTATCGTCAATAGCAATGCCGAGGGTCTTGGCTACTGTTCCCTGCTTGAAATTCTCCATGTCGGCGCGCTGTTCGGCGAGATAGGGCGTTGCCATAACCATCACGTCTATGCTATTCGCCCAGAACCACGAGCCAAAGAATTTATCGTCGTTCTGGATAAACCATGCACGGAGAAATTGATTGTCGAAAGAGGCGTTGTTGTAGCCCACAAGAAAAAACTTGTCTTTCTTGTTGTAGCGGTCGACATACTTTGAGAGCATATCCACAAATTGATTGTAGATAACGCCCATAGGCGGGGATGCCTTTATTTTAGCCCCGGGTACACCCCCCCCCCCTAAAGCGGCCGGCTCCATAAAAGCC